TATCGCTTTTCCTTTGTAATTGTTTTTAATCATTCGGTTCAAGTCACCGGATGTTAAAGGCCAATCAAAAAAGGGATTCAGTATTTCATTGAAGATCAATATAACCCAATGTAAATCCGATCTTCCATATAAACGATAAGAAAGTGTATCAGGACGATCACCATCTTTTATAGTGTAATCACGATAGGATACCTGTGATGTTTTCACATAGTCTAGAAACTTTGCTCTTACGGTAATGTTCTTTGCATTAATACGAACAGTCTTACCATCGATGACTATCGGGTAGGCTAGATTTGGAAAGTTGCCAAAATATGCCACGATTATGCTCCTCTTGCTATTCGTTCTCTTGTTAAAAGTTCAAGTTCGCTGAATTCTAAATTGAGTTTGATTTTTGTGGGAGACACTTTACCCTCTGAATCAACAATTGTAGATGTAAATGTTTTTTCACCATAGTCGGTGCTTATCGAAGTCAAAGCACATTTCATTATCTTAGGCATACGAATAACTTCAGCATTTTTGTATAAGAATTCGATCTGAAACTCAGCGGGGAAATCGAGAAATCTCCCACCCTTAGATCTATTTGGGTGTGCGTACAACTTGAATGTATTTACTATTCTTTCAATAATAACTGCTTCGGTTTGTGATCTTGGGAAAAAATCAAACTCAAATCTAAATGTTCTTCTTCCGACTCCTTTGAACAAATGCACAACAAAAGGATTTCTAATCTCCCTTGTTGCCGCAGCCTGATTGTTCGCAAATATCTCTTGCCCACCAACAAGTTCTATAGTTTCATCTGCAACTTTCAAAGCGGCCATTCCAACAGTTTTAGCCAGTTCTGCTTGAACTTCAGCCGAAGTACTAGTTTGAGTTTCAGTAAGACTTCTAAGTCCTCTTAATATATCTAACGAAGTTAGGTCAGCATCTTCATAATCAAATTTGTAAGACACATTTATTTGTCCAGGAATGTAAAGATATATGCTCTGAACTTCCTCAGTTAGTTTAGCAAATCCCGATGCCTCCTCAACAAAAGAATCCCTGCCTTTTGCCGCTCCGCTCACATTAAACCCCGAACTGTCGCCACCAAAAGCGTTTAAAACATTATCTACTGTTGTATCAAATGATACTTTAGCAAGTTTCACAAGTTGGGCAAGGGATATGCTCGCATTTGGATCTTCCCTTTCACTTTGCTCTCTAGATTGAAACATCCTAGTCAATTCATTTTGATTTTCTGTGAACTTCTGTCTATGTCTTCTCAACTCAATTCCGCCGGTATCATAAATGGTAAACCGCATCATATATTGAAGATCATCGGTCTGACCAAGATCATCAGGATAATACAGCGGTGGTGATCTAATTGTGCTTGTGTCCCCTGAATCTGAGAAAGCATTTTCATATTCGTCTTCGCCCCAGGGCCATGCTGGATTCGGCTTCGGAGGCTTGGGCACCGGTTGCAGATCGCTGTCATACCATGGATTAAGTGGGTCAAATGGATACTGATTCATAATTGTATTTAGACGAAAACTACCTAAATAAACTCAAGTTATAAGGAGGTAAAAATCCGTAGATCAAACGCAAGTTATAAGGGGTGCTACAAACCAAAAAACCCACAAAAATACAAAGGAGACCCCAACAACTGTTTTTATCGTTCACTTTGGGAAAGAAAGTTCATGTTGTTTTGTGACGAAAACTCATCGGTGCTGGAATGGTCTTCGGAGGAAGTTATTATTCCCTATACCTCACCAATAGATGGAAAAGTTCACAGATACTTTGTTGATTTTTGGATAAAGGTTTTGTCGAAAGATGGAAATAAACGAGTATACCTCATAGAAATTAAGCCCAAATCACAAACTAAAAAACCAAATCCGCCCAAGTCAAAAAAAGTGTCCAAGTCAAAACTAACAGAAATGAAAAATTGGATGATTAATTCTGCAAAATGGAACGCTGCTAGAAAAATTTGTGAGGATAAAGGGTGGGAGTTTAAAATTCTGACTGAGGACAATTTATTCACAAAGAACGGAACCAGTAATGAGTAAACGAGAAGTCGGAAAAGTCGTAAAAGAATTTAATCAATCCGGAAAAGATATTCAATCTAATGCGGCAACATATTGGTTGGCTACTAACTTGAGTAAAATTCAAACTCAAATGAATCCTCAAAATTTTAACCAAAGTATGGCAAGTGTAGGTATCAATCAACCAAGAATCGGAACTATGATTTTTTTTGGCTACAACCCAAAAACTAAATTAGAACTACCATTTTGGGATGAATTCCCTCTTGTAATAATGATTCATAAAATGAGAAACCATTTTCTTGGACTAAACTTACACTACCTAGCACCGAGGGTTAGGGCAACATTTTTAAACAATCTTCTGACAATGACTAACAACCCTAATTATGCGAAAAATCCCCCCGCAATGTTTAAAGTTACATATTCATACTTGAAATCCGCTTCTAATATGAAGCCGTTCAAAGCAGCAATAAAAAAGTACTATTTCAACTGTGTGGTGACCAAAGCAAATGTCATATCGTCTGACGAATGGAAATTTGTGCCATTCATGCCTATTGAAAGATTCCGTGGTGCAAATCGTGAACAAGTTTGGAAATGGGCAAATAAATACTCTAAGTAACAGCCATGACCTTTGTAGACAAATTCTATAGTGCAATCAGACAAAAGGGCGTAATGCGGCCCAATAGGTTTGTCATGTTGATTGATGTTCCCCCTAGTGTGGCCAGATATTTGGGGTATTCATCGATAGAAATAAAAGAAAGACTTGCCTTAACGGTTAGTTCGGTCACATTACCGGCAAAATCTTTTTTTACTCATGAAATGGATATCTCAACTCCAACTAGACTGATTCCATATGGAATAAATTCAAACAACACATCTGGTATTTCATTTGAGTTTAATGTGTTAACTGACATGTTTGAAAAAAACTTGTTTGAAAAGTGGCAAAATCTAATAGTAGATCCAAAAACGAAACAAGTTGGATTTTATGATGACTACGCCAAATCATGTTCGATATACATCATGCAACTCCCCTCTTTTGTTCAAAGTTTAGACCAAGCGATAGAATTTTTAGGACAAGATTTAGGGGCAAATAGTATAAAGTTGACAGAAGTGTACCCTTACAGCGTGGTACTCAATAATGGATCACTAAACTACACACAAAGTATAGAACCACTAAAAATGAAAGTGGATTTTATGTACCGTGAAGTTCTTCGTGGAGGAGAATCTCCGGCAAAAGATATAGGAATACCTGTCATAGACAGTCAAGGAAGATTCACACGGACATTAAAAGATCCGTCAGAAATACCTTTTGTTAATAGTAACGAAAATTTTGTTAGAAATGGACTAGTTAATGTCACAGCAGAAGATGCTATCAGGGATTGGGAGCAGATTCAGCGAAGAGAAACGCAGTCAATGCTTGAAAAAATAGAAGAGAGAAAAAAGTATGATCAGCGTAGTAATGTGCCTAAAGGCGTTGATGGAAGACTAATAAAACCAAAAGTTGATGGTCTTCCTGGACAAAATCCAAATGACGAAATAAGAAACATATTCAATCAAGCACTTACTTTTATCTCACAGGGACAAGGATTTTTAGGACAACTATAATAAAACATAGGGAGATTAAATAAAATGGGAACACTGACTAACTTAGTAGCAACAACACCAACATATGAACTGATTCTTCCAAGCAACAAGAAAAAAATCACATACAGACCTTTTCTTGTTAAAGAGGAAAAAATACTGCTTATAGCATCAGAGTCGAAAAATGAAAAAGAGATATACAAAGCGATGCAAGATGTGGTAGCAGCGTGTACATTTGGTAAAATTAATATGACTGAGGCAGCACTTGTTGATATTGAATATTTATTCGTGAATATACGAACAAAGTCTGTTGGAGAAACTGCGAATCCTCAAATTAAATGTTCTGCCTGTCAACATTCAAATGTAGTAAATGTAAATCTTACTGAACTTAATCCAGATTTTAATCCCGAACACAACAGCAAGATTAATCTCAACGATAGCACAATTATTGAAATGAGGTGTCCAACCTATTCCGACATCGAAAAGATGCAGGAAAAAAAGACAGATACCGAAAAGATGTTTACATTAGTTGCGTTGTGTGTTGATAAAATTTATACACCAGAGCAAACATTCACAGCCAAAGATGTTGGTGTGACTGATGTAACTGAGTTCATTGAGTCTTTATCTCAAAGTCAATTCAGGAAAATATCTTCTTTCTTTGAAACGATGCCTCAACTGACGAAAGAAGTGTCTTTTAAGTGTAGTGGATGTGGACACGAAAATACAATTACCCTTAAGGGGGTGGCTGATTTTTTCTAATAGCGACCTCCCATGATAGTCTAATGAATCATTACGAAACAAACTTTTCTCTAATGCAACACCACAAGTATTCGCTAACAGAAATAGAAGGAATGATTCCTTGGGAGCGTCGAATTTACATAGAAATGTTAATTCATCACCTTAAAGAAGAAAAAGAAATGATGGAAAAGCAGAAAGAATCTTAACTTAAAGTAGACTCCCCATGGCAAACGAAGGCGAAACTAATCCCAAAAATCAAACCGCACCAGGAAGCGATAGCCAATGGTCTGGTTCATATAATCGTGAAATGGTTGAACTATTGAGAAATCAATTGGACAATCAAGAGTTTCAGACCAAATATATCAAAGAACTCACAGAGAAGATTGAATCCTCGCAGCGTGAGGAATTGAATGCAAAGAAGAAACAGTTGGAGGCAGAACTGAAGGGAGATACTGCTGCTCTTGCTATAGCAATAAAGCAGTACGAAGAAGCCAAACTATCAAGATCCGAGTCTACAAATAGGTTAAGAGAAATTCAAACCGATGTAGCGGGAACTCAAAGGCAAATCACAGATGCAATTGAAATGATTGCTATTGATTCAAAAACACAGATAGATGTAGTAAAAAAAGAACTTGATGCCTCTTTAGATCTCACAAAACAAATCGCAGACACACTATCAGATGCTAAAATCAAAGATAAAACTATATTGGTTGAATTTAAGAATTGGTCGAAAGAATTTCTAAAGCAGTCTAAAAAAGAAGAGGATGAAAAATTAAAAGCGGAAAAAGAACTGTCTGACAGAAATAAAATTGAAGCAAAGCAGAAACAAAAAGACGAAGAAGAAAATCAAAAAAATAATGAAACCAAAGAACTTGCTCAAGAAGTTCGTAATGCACTTGAACAAATTAAAGGATCATCAAACGAAGATACTATTAATAGACTAATTGAAAGAACCGGAGCAAACATACAAAGTCTTTCTGTTGTTCAAAAAATGCTTAGTGATGCTATGATTGAATCAGGAGTAGATCTCAAAGACGAAACTGCTGTCATGGCTTTCAAGGCAAATTGGGCTAAGGAACAGAAAACCCAAGATAAGATCATTGAAAAACTCACAGAGATGAGGGATTCAATCCAAAAAGAGAATATACAAAAATCCATATATGAAACAATTGTAAAGCAAGGTGTTAATGAAAGAGTCGCAGAGATTCGTGCAGAAAGATTGGCAGAAAAACAATTCCGAGAAGAAACGCAAAAATTAAACAAACAAATAAGTATTTTCAAGAATATTGAGCAGGCATCCTTGATTCAAATAGCCGCTGTTGAAAGACAGAACAGGCAAGCAGTCGAGGACAAAAAAGAGATGAAGGAATTACCCGAATGGTATAAAGATCTCAAAGCAAATGTAAAAATAATAGATGCTCACATAATAGGTTTACGGGATACTATGAGAGAAGGCGGTTGGTTGTTTAAACTCATTGCGATTATAACATTTGCCACGGGATTGATAGTTGGAATGGTATCTGCCGCAATAGCAGAAGTATTCGGAATGATTACATCTGCTTTCAAAGGAGGAGGAATCATATCAAGATTTTTCTTGTATTTGAAAGAAACATTTCCAGCGATAAACAAAATGATCAATGGGATGAAATCATTTTTCATCTTTATCAAAAATGGAACTGCTATAGGTAGATACTTTGTATCAGTAATTAATAGAACAATAGGTGTTTTTACTACTTTTATTGCGATAATCAAAGATGTACAATTTGGTGCATTAGGATTCATAAAGATACTAAAATCTGTTTTCGCTCCTGTCATAGAAATATTCAAAATCTTTATGACTTCATTCAGACTTGGTTATGGAATAATGAGTGGTCTATTCAGATTTCTCAGAGTTCTTCGACCAATCATTTCATTAATTGGTAGAGCATTCCTCCCACTTACGATAGTGTTGACATTAATCGATGCTGTCATAGGTGCGTTCAAAGGATTTAAAAAAGAT